CCACCGTACCCTCACGCAGGGAGCGGCTGGTGGCGTAGCAGATTTATGTACGCGGCTAGAGTTCGCTCGATTCTTGTCGTCGACAAGGGAGAAGGAGACCCAGTCGGAGACGCGTACAAGATCACGATCAAAGACGTAGAGAAGATGAGTGACGCCGAACTTGAGCAGACCGCTACAGCTCAAGCGGAATCGCTTCGTCCGTACATGCCAAGCTACGACTCATTTGTTGATCACTGCGACAGGATTGTAAATCGCGCTGTTCGCGAGGACAAGGGTCTGAAGATTCAGCCAGACGGAAGTAGATGATGAAAAACATAGCGATTACTGGGATGACAGCGTCTCAGTACTCAAGATCGCTGAACTCATCATCGCTGAACTTCGCGGGATGCGTTAGTGACGCTCTTCTGCTATGCGGAGAAGACGTTGCTGTCGAGTGGGTTAAGCCTTCAATACACTTGACTAAGGGCGATCTTGAGAAGTACGACGCTGTTCTTGTTGGACTTTCTCCACTTCTCAGTTTGGCATCGCATTGCAGCTACGGGGCGCTTCATGTGATTGATCTACTATCTGACGACAGTAGAGTGCACTTCTTCATAGACGCTCCCGACCCAGCGAAGGTACGTCAAAGTTTAAAGGCAGTAGCTAAGAGCCCAAATGCGCTAGTCAAACCTCTCTACAAGAATAGAAAAGAGTACAAAGAGGTTGTAGGGTCCGAGTCTACCAAAGAAAGATTACTCAAATCTGTTGAGTATCTCGCGTCTGACGTCAACTACACTGTAATGTTCCCGTCTCTGCCATTTGTCGATGATGGAGTAGTCTGTAGACGATTGTTCGGAGAAGACTCCGGCAGGCTTCGCGGGTACAACTTTGATTCTCTATACCTAGAGCAAAAGATAGATCCTTTGGCAGCCGTGGGCGGAGAAAGCCGCTGGATGGTAGAAGGACATAAAACTCGATGGTTTGAAAGAATGAAAAATCTACTGGCCGTCTCTTGGGAGCCAGTGAAGATAAAAAGAATGCAGAGCGACGACATATCTTATGATCGACTTTCTAAGTCTATTGGCCTTATTCTCAGCCCACAGAACGACTCGACAACTTGGTGGACGTATAGACTATCTCAGTCTTTGACCTCACTAGTTCCGGTTTGCGCCGAATGGCGAGATACAGTATCTCTTGGAGACGCATGGTCGCTGATACCGCAGATTGTAGAAGAGATGAGCATGGCTGACAGATACTCGGCGGCGATTTCTCAACTCGAGCAGTATTCAAGCGCGGTACACAGTGCAGACGAAGAAACATCTAGATTACTTAAGGAACTTTCAATACTATGAACATTCTTTTCAATCAATGGCTGGAGAAAACAAGAAAGCTTCAGTCAGAGGTTTACGGAGTAGACTACTCTGTGTTTCACAGCGATGCCCCCGAGGACATACAGAAGCTCGTCGAATACATCCGATGGAACATGCTCGCTATTGACGACGAACTGTCTGAGGTGCGTAAGGCAATCTCGTGGAAGCCATGGCAGCACGATGACCCATACGCAGATCGACGTGAGATTCTCAAGGAGTGCGTCGATGTTCTACACTTTGTCGCGAACATTCTCTGCGCCGCTGGCGCGCTCGACGAGGACCTTGACTCCGAGTACATTGCTAAGATGCAGATTAATGCTAATCGGCAGAAAGAGGGTTACAAGGTTCTCGACAGCGGCATGAAGTGTACTCAGTGCTACAGAGCCCTCGACGACTACAATGTCTCTTCTTGTAGAGAGGACGGGTGCCCTCAGAAGCATGGAGTCGTCTGAGTATCAGTGGATAGACGTGTCAAGCCAGTCAATATCTCCTGGCGATGTTTTAAGAGTCAAAAATGACGCGTACTCGAGTTCTGCTGGGAAGATTCACAATGGAAGACTTGTCAGAGTTCATGAAGTAAAAGACGGAGACGTCAGAGTAGCAACAATAGACCTAAAGACGCCGCACATTTTAGACGCACGACACGCACCGCACCGTCTAGAGAAAAAGGTAAGTGTATCATGAGAGCGTTAGTTAGATTTTCTGCCGCTGGCGACACTGTAGATGAAATATCTAAGAATCTTCGGGACGTATGGGATTCTCTGCACCCTGGGTCTGAGTTTCCAAGAGACGCTGAAGTAGACATTGTTGAAACCAAAGAAAGTGAAAGAAAGTACTCTGCTACGTGCACTGCACGAGTTAAAATAGAAACCTGAGGAAAATGACAAAGAAGACTGACGAGACTGAGATGCCGCCAAGAGAAAAAATGTTGCGTGACGCGGCCGAGATAATCTCCGGTCAACGCGACGCTCAGTACGGCGGGCCTGAGGACAATTTTGAGAGAATTGCCTCAATTTGGTCGATTATTTTTGAGAGACCGTTCACAAAAGAAGACGTAGCCATGGCAATGATTGCAGTAAAACTAGCAAGATTTGTCTCAGACTACGGTTTTCAACCAGACACCTGGACAGACATCGCAGGCTACGCAGCGTGTGGCTACGAGGTCGGTCTACTCGACGCATAGGAGCGCGACAATGAGCACACCCACGTTTATCGACTGCAATGGTCTAGCGGGCTTCATGAGCCTGGGGTTTATCAACTCCGGAATGGAGATGACGACTAGGACAGGTACTCTGAACTTCGGCAACGCAATTGCCGAGGTTAATAGGCACCATCTCGGTAACGGGTGGGACTCATTCTTCTCAGACGACCCAAGCGAATGGCCGGACAAGGATGCAGACATCGTTTTAGGGTGTCCGCCGTGCTCGGGCTGGTCGCTATGGTCTGGCCCGGCGAACAGAGGCCCGGACGCAAAGGCGCACGAGCACACACGGGCGTTCATGAGATACGCCGCGAGAATCAAGCCAAAGATGATTGTCTTCGAGTGCGTGCAGCAGGCTTACACGCAGGGTCGCGCGATGATGAATCAGTATCGTCAGATGGTAGAGGATCTATCAGGCAAGGAGTACGACCTCTATCACGTGAAGCACAACAATCTACAGGTTGGTGGATTTTCGTATCGCATGCGCTATTTCTGGGTCGCCGTGGAGAAGGGTATGCCGTTTGGCGCTAGTGTCACGACTCCAGACGCGATGCCAAGAATGATAGATGTGATCGGTGACCTCGAGCACTGTGAAATCACGTGGGACCGTCAGAAGTATTCCGGCTCGCCATCAGACTTTGTCAAAGGGCTTAGAAACCAAGACGGCATGGTTGACGGTCACATGAACAAGAACAATCTCGAGGCGCAGAGAATCAAGGAGATCTTTGACATCATCGGCAACGACGGATGGAAGCCGATGAAACAAATGAACGAGGCTCTTAAGCTCGCCGTCGAGAAGAACGGCGATAGGTTCCCACAGAGCTGGGGAAACAAAGAAGACAAGATCAGAGAGAATGATTTCTATATGGGATTCTCTCTGCCTGCCCGCTGGGACGCCGAGTCGTTCTGCCACGTTCTCACTGGAAGCGCGCTAGATCACGTCGTGCACCCAACGCAGCCGCGTAGAATCACGCACCGCGAGGCCGCTCGTATTCAGGGGCTGCCCGATAGCTGGGAGATTGTTGGAGCCAAGGACTACACGCCACAAGGCGCGACGTGGGGCAAAGCCGTGGCCGTACAGGCCGCAAACTGGATTGGTTCGACCTGCTCAGCGGCTCTGAGCGGTCAACCAAGCGGCCCTCAGGGCGAGCTTATCGGCGATCGTGAGTATCTGTTGGACACTGACAAGGGCTTCAGTCGTAACTTCGTAAAGAAGAATTTCTACCAGCACGGCGAGTGAGTCTTTCTAAAGACGTTGCTGTTTGATATAGTAGTGGCTACACACTACTACGGAGCGACGCATGCAATCATTTCTAGTGTCAACAGACTCGTTCGAGACAACTGCTAAAGTTCTCGACAACAAGCGTCTGCATAAGCAGACACTCGAGGCGTGGCAGTGCCTTCTCACGATCTCAGGTCTTGACCCAGAAGGCAACGATAGAAACCCTAAAGGCTGGGTAAACCACCCAGTTGTCAAAATGTGGCGTGGCTATGAGACAGTCTTTGTCTCGTACATCTCCGCGACGTACTTCGAGTGGCGCTCACGCGGCTACAAGTCGACCCTTCTCGAAAAGACATATCGAACGTATGATCTAGCAGTCTCGCTCGGCCGTGTCTCGGCTGACTACGTTCTGCCGCCGTGGATGCAAGATACTCAGTACTTCAACAACCTCTGCTCCACCCATCGCACTGCTCTACTGTGCAAAAACTACGACTGGTATCGTCAATTCGGCTGGGCAGAAGACACGGGCACTGCGCCCGAGACATACGAGTACCTGTGGCCTCACCAAGATGGCTACGTGGCAGGCGTCTAACCGCTTAGAGTGGCCTAGAGTTCCGCACGATAAACGACGCAAATATTGCGTTGTATACTTGGCCTAAACTACGCAACATCGTCGTAGTTTACTGTATAGAATTACTCCGTATGAATGATTCACGGCCAGGCGAGACTCTGTGGTCAGAGTGGCTTGGAGAAGACTACTCTCTTTTCTCAAAGGGCGGAATTGTCTACTACACGATAGACCATGTCGACATTGAGAATGAAGTAGTTAAGCGCGCGCTTGCGTCCGCGTTCCAGCGCGACGGTATAGCAGATTCTCTCGGCGAAGGCTACAAACTCGCTGAGTCGTGCATTGTAACTCACGGAAACGTCGGCTTCTCCGAAGGAGAGGACGAGCCGACGGTCTGTGACGAAGACGGAGAGACATACTACGGAGACGAAATCGACGAGGTGCTAGACGCTACCTGGGTCGAGATCGATGCCTAGCGGTCTAAGCAGATTCGACTGGCAAGACGATGCTGAGTGCAAGAAGCCGGAGTACAAACATCTCGCTCCGTACTTCTTCTCAGCGGAGCTAAAAGAGCGCTACGATGCAAAGAATCTTTGTTACTCCTGCCCGGTGAGAAAAGAGTGTCTAAACTACGCTTTAGAGAATAAAGAGCTCTGGGGCGTCTGGGGAGGAAAAGACGAGTCTGAGATTCGTCGAGCTCTCTCAGTTTCTCACGAGGGCAAAGAAATAAGAAGAACTAGATTTCCGAACTGCCCGTATTGTGGTGCAAGACCAGTTAGACTACAGGTTCTAGTTGCTCCATCGCCGGAAGGCGGCAGGTGGCCAACAATGCGATTAGTCAACTGTCAGGAGTGTGACTTTACGTGGAGAAGT